GGTTGACATGCCTGGAGCGCTCGACAGTCTTTTCAAGGATGTTGCTAAGCAGGTCGTTGCAGATCTGGGCAAGTCGTTAGATACGACGATTACTTACACGCGCAAGGCTTCTGCTAGTTACAACCTTGCGACTGGCGCCGTAACGACGACTGACACAAGCTATTCGTTTGACGCTCCAATCGAATTTATCGCTTCTGACGAAGAGTCTGGTTATCAGGAGAATACGGCTCGTCTTTACATAACGCCCGATCAGATTGGCGACAATCAGGCGACACTGCAGGATGAGGTGTCATTGCAGTTTGCTGGGTCGGCAAGAGTGGCCAGGATTCAAGACATTCGGACATTTAGAGGCGATCAGGAGTACATGTATATTCTTCGGGTGGTGTTCTGATGACGCTTGTAAACGCTAGAGCGGCACTTGAGTCTGCAATTAACACTGCGGTAACGGATGCGGACAACACGGTTTCAGTGGTGTTCGACAACATGCCGTTTACGACGCCTGGTAAAACTAAAAAGTATGTACTGGTGACGATCAACTTTGATCAGTCAACGATCCAGCCCCATGGCGCAGCGATTGACCAATACGCTGGAACGGTGCAATGCGGTATTTTCACGCCACGAAACAAGGGCAGTGCTGCGGCTGCTGCGATTGCAGAGTCAGTTATTGACGGCTTGACCTCTGTAAATGCTTCTGGATATACGGATACCTATTCAGCAAAGCCTCGTGTTGGGCAAGTTAGTGGTCCGACTGCAGTGACCAATGAAAACAATAGTCATTTTGTCAGCGTAGTTAGCTGTCGATTTACCGCGGTCTAATGGCTAAACCGATTACTGAGCTGACCAAGGATATTCGTAAGTTGATTGAGGATGGGCGTGCAGCTGCAGGTCCAGAAATTGTTTTCAGCTTGCAAGACAAAGGCCCTTGGTGGACTGGAAACTTTGGCGAGCTTTGGAAACTAAGTTCTACTCCGGTCAAGCCGGAGGTAAGCAATCGGCCTGACTGGCAAGATCCGGACATGCCTAGTGCTCGAACTTTTTCAATACCTCCCGTTTTGAAAGTTCCAATCAATAGTCCTCTGTATATCGGCAACGCAGCTGACTATGCAGGATATGCCGTTAATAATCCACAAGCTAAGCTTCCTGACAACGATGGAGTGCTCAAAACCTATGGTGAAACCAGGCCGCCGGACAGAAGTACAGCCAAGCCGGGGCCAAACTGGTACAAGATTTATACAGAGACAAGCAGAGATACAGGCTTGTTTCTTGATCTGGACATAGCTTTTCAAGGCGTTCGCTTGGGATAAGCTATATTGTGCTAGTTGACTGAGTTTTATGGCTGAAGCACGCGCAATCGACAAGCTGTGTAAGGCGTTTAGCGTCGAGCAACGAAGCAGCTACACGATTAAAAGCGGTGAGGAAGTCGTTCTCAAGCTGTATTGGAAGCCTTTGACGATTGCTGATCGTGATGCGATTAACAACTCGTTGAAAGCGCTGAACATTGGTGCGGCTGAAGACAACTTGGATTTTGCGATCCAGATGGTGATTCGCAAAGCAGAAGACGAAGCTGGCAACCGGATCTTTTCGGACGGCGACCGTGCCAAGATCCGCAACCGCCTGCCTTTGAGCATTGTGCTGGACATCATGTCCAAGATGCAGAGCATGGATGAGGTGGAAGAAGCAGACGACCTTAAAAGCGAGGATTGATAAGGATCACTTCCTGTTCCTGCAGTTCTTTATTGCTGAAAAGCTAGGTATGACATTGGCTCAGCTTCGAGCCAGCATGTCGATGGAAGAACTGATCGCTTGGAGCGCCTACTGCTCAGTCAAGTCAGATCGAGAGCAGAAGGAGATCGAGCGGAGTCGTCAGCAGGCTCAATATCGCCGTGTGCGCTAACCTGAAGGCAATGTCTTCGGGTTAGTCGTGGCTGCTGAGTACGAAGTCAATATCAAACTCAACACTAAAAACGTTGAGCAGCAGCTAAAGAATATCGACGCTCGTACAAAACGTACGGGAAAAATGGCGACAGAGAATATAAATGCGCTTGTAAAGGGTCAGGATAGACGTGCTCGTTTGATGAATAAGATCAATGAGCTTGAGTCAAGAGGCTTAAATGTTGCGAAGCTCAGAAAGCAAATGGGCAAGGCTACAGAAGAGCTTGCAAAAAGACGATTTGGCTCTCTGCAGCAAGAGTTTCGGCTGTTAACAAGAACTCTTCGACTAGAAGAATCAAAATTAAGAATCTTGCGTCAGCAGCAGCAGGGATTCCCGTCTAGCCCTCTTCGTGGAACGGCAGGAATGATGGGATCTCCCGCTCAGATTGCAGCTTCTGCAAGGGCAGGCGGTCCAAGAAGTCCTATTGGAGGAGCCGCAAATATCGCAGGATCTCCTGCTGCTCGCAGGATTAGAAGGCAGCGTTTTGAGCAAGTTGGCCTTGGCGCTGGCTTCCCATTGTTGTTTGGTGGCGGTCCAGGCGCAGTTCTTGGTGGTGCAGCAGGTGGACTAACAGGATCTTTTGGAGCGCAAATTGCCCTTAGCGCTCTTGGCCAACAGATAGATCAGTTTGTTGCAGGAATGGTTGATGCGGGCAAAGCGCTTACTAGCGTTGGTGGCGCGGCTGATTTTATGGCTGAAAAGAGCCTGTTTAGCTCTGATGCGATGCAGTTTCGCATTGAGAAGCTGATTGAAGAAGGAAAGGTCACTGAAGCGGCTGCTTTGATGACGCAGGAGATGGCTAAGCAAGTTGGCGGTACTGGCTTGAAAGCCCTTAAGGATCTTGGCACTGAAGCCAACAAGATGGGACAACTGTTTGGAACAGTAATGCTGCGTATTCAAGCTTTTATGGCGCAAGCGCTTACTCCTTTGATCAAGCTCATTAATAACGCGATAGGAGGCATGGTTGCCCAAAATCAGCTTGATCAAATGTTGGCAGAAGCTGGATCTCCTGAACGCAGGGCTGCAATACTTGCGCGTTCACAAGAGTTAAGGGGAACAAAAAAACAAGGCAGGGCATCGTCTACTCAGGGCGATATTACGATGGGGATGGTGCAGACTCTTCAAGCTGAGTTTCCTGCACTCATTCCAGAAGGCGCTGCTATCGAGCCAACAAGACTGGAGCTGCTAAGAGCTGCAGACAGTGGCGCGGACAAAGGTGCAAAAGATAAAGAAAGGATAGCTGATATTGCAAGAAGAGCGCAAGAAAGGCTGCAAATTATGCAACAAGAGGGCGACCTTGCTAAAAAGTTGAAAAAACTTGATTTTGAACGAGCTGCAGAATTAGAAAAAATCAACAAACTTGAAAATGTTGGATTAGAAGAGCGGCAAAACGCTGTTCAAGCTACTAATGATTTGTTTGACGCACTAAAAGGAGAAACCATAGGTAAAGCATTGGCTAAAGATCTTCAAACTGCTATAGAACTAAAAAAAGCGCAAGAAGACGTTTTAAGACCGTTAGAAGATCAAAGAAGATTGTTGCAAGCCAAGCTGGATGGAAATGAAAAAGAAGTGCGTTTGCAGCTAGAAATTGAAAACATTATGAGATCAGTTGAAGGATTGAACAAAAAAGATGTTGAGGATGCTGTTAGAAAAAATGCAGCACTAGAAGAGCAAGTAAAACAGGTTGAAAGGCTTGAGAAGCTGTATCAACAAGTTGGTTCCGCCATTGAAAACGCACTGGTTGATGGGATCATGGCTGCCATTGATGGCACGAAGAGCTTGCAATCAATCGTTTCCAGCCTTCTCAAAGATGTCGGCAAGATGTTCTTGCAGTTTGGAATCAGAACGGCTCTTAATTCTTTTAGCCCTTCTATATTCCCAATGGCGCAGGGTGGATACGTTTCCGGCCCTACGCCTGCCTTAATTGGTGAAGGCGGTGAGTCTGAATATGTAATTCCTGAAAGTAAGATGCGCGAAAGCATGGCGCGTTATTCGCGTGGCGCTCGCGGTGCTTCTGTTATTCCAGGCGCAGGAGATTCTGGAACGTCAGGCGAAGGTGGCGGAACAGCAGTCGCCGCACCAATCGACGTTCGTTTCACCGTGGAACGCATTAACAGCGTTGATTATGTGACCGCTGATCAGTTCCAGACTGGCATGAGGCAGGCCGCAAGCCAAGGTGCTAAACAGGGTGAACAACAAACATTAAAGCGGTTGCAGATGAGCGGCAGCACCCGTAAGAGGTTAGGACTGTGAGTCAGTTTGCATTTGGCCATGCCTTAAGGATTCGTCCAAAAAGGTCTGTGCAGTATCGGTTTCAGAATTTTTTTCTGACTGGAAATCAAACAATGAAGTTAAGAGAAAAACCTAATCAACCAAAAAGGGTTTACACTTTTGTGCCATTCGGTTTTTCTGGCGTAACAGTCAATCGAACTGGTGATGGCTTAGAGGCTTCTGTTGTGTTTCCCAACAACAAAATTACGCGACCTTGGGCGATCGACGCGATTGAAGAGTATTGGATCATGGAAGTGGACGTGCTAGTTATTGACAGTGATAACAATGCTGGCTCTCATCAAATCGTCCACACCTATACGGGGCAGGTAACCAGCGGGCAATGGGACAACGTATCGCTCAACCTGCAGCTCAGCACGATTCTGGACGCCGTTGGAACGGATATCCCTAGGCGATCTTTGACGCGTGACCTTGTTGGCAATTTGCCGAGCACGAACGGTGTCCGACTGCAGTGATCTCATAGGAATGCCGTATCGGTTAGGCGCTGACGGTAGTGACGGTTATATCGACTGCATCCATCTTTGCTACAAGGCATTAGAGCGGATGGGGATTGACGCTCCAAAGTTCAAGCCGTCTTGGTACGAAGCAAGCAAATGGGAGATTTGCCGCGACCTGATGCGTTGGGGTTTTCGGGTTGAAAAGCCTGAGTATGATGGGGACATCTTGTTGCTGCCGGAGCGGTCTTGGACATTCGCCGTGATGTGGCAGGGGGGAATTCTCTACGTTCACCCAACGCTTCAAAAAACACAGTGGTCTTTGGCCCGACTGTTTTTGAGCTACCACTGCTTCCGTATGAAAAACAATTAATTGAGACGATTGGTTTAACTGAAGACGATTACAGAAGATTTACAGCAGAAGTTCGTCGTCGTGGTGCCATACGACCTGCTGACTATGACCATATTCCAGATATTCAAAATGCGCTTGTTACATCCGGCGCCGTTATAGCATCTACATATTTAACGACAACAGCTGCAAAAAGCGCAACAGCAATAGTACTGACAAATATAGCTGTCGGCGTAGTGCTGACTGGCGCTGCTTTTCTGCTGACACCAAAGCCCAAGGCGCCAGAAGCTCGAAAAGCTGGCGGCACGATCAATCTTGATAGCATTACTGGAGCAAGCCGATTCAGCCCATCTAGTGGCTTTGATTCAATATCTGAGCTAGCAACTTACGCAGCATCAATACCAATTATTTTTGGTTTACGCCGTTCTGGCATTGGAGGGATGTTTGTCACGCCAAAAATGGTTTGGTCACGCATGTTCAGTCATGGGACCATGCAACAAGCAAAGTTGCTGTTTGTTGTTGGAGAGCAAGGTGTCGGCTCAAGCGGTATAGCTTCGCCTGATCTAGAAGGCATCTTCTTAGGCAACAATGTTTTGGATCCACTCTTTGAGCAGGTTTTTGCGTTTTATTGGAAAGCTGATTCAACAACTGCTAGAAGAGTTAGGATTGGCGACAGGCAATATGGAACAATTAAAGGCTTAGATTCTGGCGATCCAGATGCTAGGGGTAGCAAAAGAGCTGAAGCATTTTTGGCTCCAACAGAAGATGACATGACAGACCAAGCGTTCTGTCATACCTTCTCACCTGCAAATAACACTCAATTTGGCATTTATAGTCCGATTGCCAACGGCACTGGCTATCGGGTGAATTATCGCGTCGTATCAATCCCTGACGATCAGGAAGGGAAAGCTAAACAGTTTCAAACAATTTCTCGAATTAAAATTGTAGGCGATAGAAATAAGTTATTTAAGAACAAAAAAGACGTAAGCAATAACGATTTAATGAAAGAAATCCGAAACCACAACCAAAGTGGTTTGGGGCGTAACTACAGTCCAAGGATGGGTTTAGTCAAGCTAAAGAGAGGTGGTACTAATTTTACGGTTTCAGGCAATCTTGGTGGCAGTCCTCGTTTAACGCAGAGCTATAGGGTCCAAAAAGACGATGAACTGGAGTTTTTCATAAGCCCGACAGAAATACCAAAAGATTTTTATAAAGACGACGGCAAGGGTGAAAGCGTTGAAGACATTAACAGCACTATTGAGTCTGCACAGCTGGCTGCTGATGAGGCTTTGCAGCTGGGTGAACAGTTTGAAATTGGAGGTTGCGTCTGGGTAGTAACAAAGAGAAAAGAAGATAGATATGAGCCACAGGAACGTCGTAAACCACAAGTGATTACTTTGAAATGCATCAGCGTGTCAGAGTCTATTTTTAGAAGAGTTGGTCTTGTTGACATGCGCTCTGTTGTCAACCCAAGAAGGGAATATATTGGCGACAGCCCTGAAGATGGATTTGGTGGGCAAGGCAATAGTGATGAACGAGTTGAAAACGTTAGCGAACTTTGGTATCCACTTACTAGGGTTGCCCATGCAACTGTTAGAAACAACAGACCAGCAGTCTCAACAGAAATTGGAATCAAAAGCATTGTCAATCAACGCTTGAATGGCCTCTGTGCATTTAACTCTTTGCCAACGCCAAACGAGATTGATGATTTCGACAAAGACAACTTTCAGGTTAATACTGGCACGATCAACTCTTTTATCCCCCGCACAATAAT